TGTTGATTGGCACTAAAAAGCGCTTGGTTAACTTTGCAAGGTACACTTGATCGCGACAAAAAGCCAGCATTAGAAGTTTGTACGAGAGATTCAGTTGCAAACGCGTTGCTTAGTATGGTCGTTCAAGGTTTAAACCCAGATAAAAAGCAAGGTTATTTCATCGTTTATGGCAATCAACTAGTATTCCAACGTTCTTATTTTGGAACTATGGCGGTTACTAAGCGTGTAACTGGCGCTAAAAGTATTGATGCATCAGTTATTTATGAGGGAGATGACGTTGATTACGAAATGGTTAACGGTCGCATTAAAAACCTTTCCCACAAACAAAAATTCGGTAACATCAACAAAGATAAAATTATCGGTGCTTATTGCATTATCGATTTAGGCAATGATGATGTTTATACAGAGTTAATGACAATTGACGAACTTAGAAAAGCTTGGAGCAAAGCACAATTTTGGGGTAAAGACCAAACGGTCGAAAAGAAAGGCTCAACTCATGATGAATTTAAGCAAGAAATGGCTAAGAAAACAGTTATCAATCGCGCTTGTAAACGTTACTTGAATTCTAGTGATGATAGCAGTTTAGTGATTGATCAGTTCATGCAACAAGATGAAACGATAGAAGAAGCGCAAGTAAATCAAGAAATTAGTGAAAACGCTAATCAAGAATATATCGATGTTGAGTTTAACGATGTTGAAGATGCGCCAGAACAAACAGAACAAGAATTCATTCAAGAACCAACAGAAGAAATCCAACAAACAAATACATCTCAAGATGGACCAGGATTTTAACAATGATTGAAATCAAAACGCTTGCCACAGGTAGTAAAGGCAACTGTTATCACATCACAGACGGACACACGCCTTTACTACTCGAAGCAGGCATCAACTTTAAACAGATTCGACAAGCGTTAAATTTTAAGACGAGTGATATCGCCGGATGCTTAATTACTCACGAGCATGGCGATCACTCGAAAGGATTGAAAGACGTACTAAACGCAGGAATCGACACATTTATGAGCGCAGGCACTATGCAAGCGCTCAGTGTCAATCATCATCGTTTGAAAACTGTTGAGAAGTTACAGCCATTTACTATCGGAACATGGCGAATTATGCCGTTTGAAACCGAACACGATACGGCCGAACCGATAGGATTCTTATTAGCGAATAAAGCGGGGGATAAGCTTTTATTTGCTACAGACACATATTACATCAGATACAAATTTAAAGGCATATCGCACTTGATGATTGAGTGTAATTACAGCAAGTCAATACTCGACAAAAATATTGATGATGGTATTACACCAAAATTCATGCGTAAGCGCTTAATCAAGTCACATTTCAGTCTTGAAAATGTACTCGAGTTTTTAAAAGTGAATGATCTAAGCAAGGTGCAAGAGATTCACTTGTTGCACTTATCAGATAGCAACAGCGATGAAGCGTTATTTAAACAAGAAGTGCAGAAATTGACTGGTAAGCCAGTTTATATTGCTTAGGGAAGGAGACTAAACATTGAGCGACATAAAGTGGATAAAGCTAAGTACACAAATGTTCGATGATGAAAAAATACGTCTGATTGAGAAGATGCCGGACGCTGACACGATTTTAGTTGTGTGGATTAAGCTGCTATCTCAAGCAGGAAAAGTGAATGCTAGTGGCTATATTTATCTCAGTGAAAATATACCTTACTCGGACGAAATGTTAGCAACTATTTTTGATAGACCGATAAGCACCGTTCGGATGGCTCTACAAACGTTTGTTCAATTCGGCATGATTTCAATCGATGAAGACAATTTTATTAGAGTGAACAACTGGGATAAGCATCAAAACATCGAAGGTATGGAAAGAGTTAAAAAGCTTAATGCGGAGCGGAATAAACGTTATAGAGAGCGCAAAAAAGAACAGTTAGAACCACCTAAAAAAGAACGTGACGTTAGCGTGACGTCACGTGATGGTACAGATAAAGAATTAGATATAGATAAAGATATAAACAAAGAAAAAGATATTGTCCGTGATCTATTCGATCACTTTCTCTCTCAGAACATTATTCAACATAAAAAATTAACAAATGCAATGCGAAGTGCAGCGAAAGCGAGATTAAAAGATTACAGCTTTGACGAATTGAAGCAAGCTATCACTAATTACGCGACAGTACTTAAAAGCGATAACTATTGGTTTACCCACAAATACACATTTGCAGATTTAATGCGAGACAAAGATATACGTAAATTCGTTGATGAAGCTGACCCGATTAACAACTTTGCCAAAGATAGCTACAAACAAAAAACACAAAGACCTACGTTCGATTACAACCCGGATGTAGACGCGTTTTAGGAGGGCGAAACGTGCGACAATTTGACGAAATGTTAAAAGAAAAGTTTGGTATCGAAGAAGCAGGGACAGAAACGTGTGAAAAATGCGGAGAAACTTACACTTTGTATAACACGCCAAAAGGAATCTTAGGTGCTTGTAAACCATGCTATGACAAAGAATTTATAAAGAGCTTGGAACTACCAACAAAAGATGAATACCGACGATCTAAAGTGACTGGCGTTATCAGCGAGTTAGAACGTGTCACAAGTGATTTAGTCGATGCGACAGTGAATAACTATCAACCGAAAGATAAAACGCAAGTCAAAGCGAAAGAAATAGCGAAGAACTACATCTTGAGCTTTGATAAAGAACACTCACTTGTCTTGAGCGGAAATCCCGGGCTTGGTAAAACACACTTAGCTTATGCGATTGCGAAAGGCGTGCGTAAGATGCGTGATGGTGATGGTAATCACTACACGACGTTATTCATCAAAAGCACAGACTTATTGCAAAAGATTAAATCTACGTATCACCGAGAATCAACTCTATCGGAAGATCGCATCTTAAATTTAATAGACCAAGTAGATTTACTGGTACTTGATGATGTTGGTTCTGAGTACATCAAGAAAAATGACGATGGTTCAGAGACTTGGGCGACAGATATTTTATATAAAGTTGCCGATATGCGGTTAGGCAAAGCCTTAGTCGTCACGACAAACTATAACGAATCTAGTCTTGTTGAGAAATTTGGCAATAACGGGCCACGCGTCGTTGATAGATTGCTAGATAATGCAGAACGGCATCGTCTTGAGGGTGATAGTTTCAGAAAGAATCGATTCTAGGGGGTTAATTATGAACGGAGTCATACACTTTAAACCGAGCGATAATCCCGACGAACGGCACATATTTGAGAAATACCCGCATTTATGCGCCGCAGTCGGATTGACAGGAGTTGAATTATGTGAAGACGCGAGGAGATTGGCGAACACCACTACTAAAACCGGGTCAGAAAATAGAATTTGTACTTGAAGATTTAGAGTTAGCTTTTTATAAATAACAGCTAGATCGTATCACAAAACGGTGGAATAACGGTGAATCACTCGACAAGATATCTCGTACAGAGCAACGAGAAACGGACGAAGTGTTTCTTGCGTTGTTCCATCAAGCGAGAAAAGGTAAAATCACACGACCGTTTGCGTTGAGGTTAGAAAAAGAGTGAAACGTATCGTATTTGATTAAAATTTAAAGCGCTGAACGACTTTAAAACTTACTTAGAGTGTTTATAAGTGAAATCTTTAAAACGTCTTAGAAACGATTTAAACGATAAAAAGAAAGGGGTTATGAAATGGTGAAATCTTTATACTTAGTTTTTCACGTCTGGATGACAATTAGCTTTATAAGTGCGGTGCTAGTCTTTTACGCAGCTAAAGAGATTGGTGATCAACATGACTGAGTACAACGAGTCAATCAGATTATTCACTGACGAAGAAGATATTAAAATTATTAATCTAAAGTACATCAACGATAAAAAACCTAAAGAAATAGCTGAAATCATGAATCGTGATGAATCACAAGTGTCGAATAGAATTGACACGCTTGTGAGCACAAATGAATGGGCGAAACAGTTACATGTCGAGAATCTGAAAGTAAAAGCAAGAGCGAAAGAAATACAACGCGATAAAATCATTAAGTTGCATAAACAAGGTGTATCACGTAAAAGCATTGCCGCTCAGTTAGGCGTTGCCAAACAAACAGTCACGAATGTGGTGAAACGATGGAATTTCGAGAACAACTTATCAGAGAACTAAGTGAAAAAGGTTTTTATCAAGCTAGGAAGATGAGTATTGAAGAAATGCGTAAGTTACTAGATGAATTACAACGTGTGGATGAGGTGATAAGTGATGGAAATTAGATGCAGCAATTGCGGTTTTGATTGTGGCGGTAAATGTGTTGACTTTGACCAATTAATAAAAGACGGTAAAACAGTTGAAGCGTTGCAATGTTTTGCGAAAGAAGGATATGAAAACGGTGATTTCGGAAATACAAGAAAAAAATTAATCGAACATGCGGCACTATTAATAACTGAGCATGAAGGATTGGATTATGAAAATGAGCGAAACAAAAAACTTTCGAATGACAGAGCGAGAAGAATTACAGAACAACAAGACAAAATTAGAAATTTAACGTTAGAAAATGCCAACTTGAAAAAAGGTATCTCTAAATCAAGTTTAGATATTTTGAACGGTAATTCAGATGTTCTTTACAATGTAAAACACTCTACTGAAATACTAGACGCATTTAACAATATTGTTTTAGGCTTATTTAAATTGTCTGATGAGGAACGTGTATTTAATACCATAAACGTAAATACAGACACGATAGATCAATACAAAAATATAGAAAACGAAATCGGAATGGAACTAAATGAATTAGCAGGAAAGATAGGAATTATGAGAAATCTTATTTTTGCGGAAGTGATTGATTGGCATAAGATGAGTGACTATATAATTGACAGGATGGAGGAATCAGAATGAGTTTATTTAAGTGCATAAAAGAATTCGAAGTCGATGAACTTGATGAAAACGAATCACCAACAGGGAATGATGTCATAGTCGAAAAAGATACTTTCTGGGAGCTTGAAGAAGAAGCGTATATAAGCGATGTAAGACTTGTAAAGTTAAAAACTTTCGAGTGGTTAGAAATATGCGAAGAAACTTTAAATAAATTTTTTGAGGAAGTGACAGGATGAAAGAAATTAAGTATAGAGCGTGGCTCAAAGAAAAAGAGATGTTAGTTGATGTGCTTGGAATTTCTTTTGAAGAAAAATACGTTAGGTTACCTATTGAATCAGAACCAAGCGATGAATACTGGTGGTACGAAACAGCTTGGGGTTTTGATGAAGTTGAATTAATGCAATTTACAGGACTTAAAGATAAGAACGGTGTTGAGATCTATGAGGGGGATATAGTTTCTTATATGGACGGACACGACGGTGGTGTGTATGGAGAATGCAGTTGCATCGGGCGGGTTATTTGGGACGATGAAACATTATCATTTCAAGTTACAAATAGGATTGAAGCAGAAAGTTACGAAGTACTTGAAGATTGTAGGGTCATCGGAAACATTTACGAAAACCATGAATTGATAAAGGATGTGACGGAATGATCATAGCATTTCAAATAATTCTATTGTTTATTATCGGTATTAGTTTTATAGGTTTGGTTGCTGAAAAAGAGAAGTCTAAGCGACTGGAATTGTTCCTCACGCTACTTATAGGTTTGTTCGTCTTATCGATACTGATTTTATTTAACTGATTGGAGATGCTCAAATGAAACGTCACGATCAAGAACTAGCTAAAGCATTTCTAAATATTGAAACGTATATAAAAGCGTTAGAAGAAACGAATAACGAACTAAAAGAAGAAAATGAGCTTCTAAAAGAAGAAGTTGAGAGGTTTGAAGAAAATAACCGCGAATTAGAAATTGAATTAAGAAACTTGATAAATGAAATGAGAGGAATGTGAATATGAACTTACTAACAGATTTAATTGAAGTGTGGGCAAAAGATAAAGGGCTAGATAAAGCGCAGCCAGAAAAGCAAATGTTAAAGCTAGTCGAAGAAGTTGGGGAACTAGCTCAAGGGCTAGCAAAAGATAACTTAGATCAAGTCGTTGATTCAATTGGCGATGTGTATGTTGTGCTAACGATTTTATCCATGCAATTAGGTCTTGATATACGCGAGTGCGTAGAAGAAGCGTATGAGGAGATTAAAGGTCGTCAAGGGCGAATGGTAAACGGTGTATTTGTTAAGCAGGAAGATTTACATGATTAAACGAAACAAATACGGCAATCGTAAAGTTGAAGTTGATGGGCATAAGTTTGACAGCAAACTCGAAGCTAGATACTACAGTGAATTAAAACTGTTAAAAAAAGCAGGTGAGATTAAGGATTTCTCTTTACAACCTAAATTTGAACTACAGCCGAATTATAAACGCGGCAACAAGACAATACGGAAGATAACTTATAGCGCTGATTTTAGAGTAGAACATATCGATGGCGAGATAGAGATCATTGACATAAAAGGTCATATCACTAAAGAGTTTGCGCTTAAACGTAAGGTGTTAGAGTACAAATACGATATGACGTTAACTGTTTTGTGTTTCAGCCGGCAAGAAGGGTGGTACGAGATATGAGTTTCATCTTAAAACGTTTAACAAATACAATAGTTAAAATAGGCGAGTTTCCGCGTTATGAATATGAGTACGTGTCTAGTTATCCATTTCATATTGAGACGACTAAAGATAAGAGTGCAGCTTATATATTCGATGATGACGATGATGTGAACTTCTTGCTTGATGTTTACTCAGCGGAGTTTATATATGATTAGACACTACACGCTGCATACACGAAAAAGTGTCGATCGCGAGCGTTTAACTGTCGTCACAATCTATGAGTCTAGCGTATCAAGAAAACAGATTAAGAGAGAAAATGTCTACACTAAAAAAGTCAATAAGGTGGTCGTTGAATGAATAAGAATCAATTACAAAAGCTTATCTATGATTACAACTGGCAATCAAAAGAATGTTCTCGTATAGAGAGAATCTTAAATAAGATTGATGGGCCGACTGGTGTTAAAACAACACAATACGGCATTGAAGCAACGCTACCTAAAAGCAACACGAGTGTTAAAAGCAAAGCTGAGATAGATAACTTAGGCAAGCGTGAAAAACGTCAGTATGAGCGTTATATCAAATTTAAGAGCAATGTCGAGTTTGTTGAAAGTCTTGCAGATTATGTTGATGACGAAAGACAACTGACGGTGCTAGATTGTATGATGGACGGGATGTCGTTTAGGAGTATAGCGTCGCATTTAGGTACAAGTCATTACAAAGTAGGCGAAATTAAAGATGATCTACTTAATCATATTTGTCAAAAATGCCAAATCAGCCAAATATGACAAATATGCCATATATGTCACTTTTGACAAAGTGAAATTCGCAAGATTATACTGGGGATAGGAACGGCCAGGCAGTCACACGATAACCCTTCTACCCGAAACGTATTGCTAACAATAGTACGTTAATGTAATATTGTGGTAGGAGGTGTTTGCATGAGAAAATTATTATTTGTTTTATTAACTGCCGTTTTGTTAGTAGGTTGTTCTGATAGCGGAGAAGTTGAATCGACAAGTAACGGTTCCGCAACTGAAACTGATAAAAAAGAAGAAATGACAGACACGGCTGTTAAAATGTATCTTAGCCAAATAACAGGAAAGTATTCTTTGGCGTTTACGACAAGCGCTAATAACGAACAAAAGAATAATCAATTGAACGAAGCAATAACAGACATTAATTTAGCAGTAATTGATATTCAAGATAATTATGAATCAAGCGCTAATGCTGTAAGTGAGTTAATTGATCTATCAGAGCATTTACTTGATACAATTAATTATGAATTATTAGGAGAGACAGAATCAGCATACGATAGCGCTTATGAATCTGGCATAATCATTAGGGAATTGTCTGATGAATATCTTGAGGGAGAATTGCCAGTTGGAATAAGAAACATGATTGAATAATAGAAGTTTTTAAAGCATCCTAAATTGGGTGCTTTTTTCATGCTTAAATATGGAGGTGCGGAGTTGATGTAAATGGCTAATTGGGATGCAGTTAGACAAGAATGGGAAAACAGTAAAATTACTTTAAAGGCATTAGCTGAAAAGCATGATGTTAAGCTCGGTACATTAAAAAGTCGTAAAAGTCGTGAATCTTGGTCAAGGGATGCAACTAATGAAAAGGATGCAACCAAAAGTAAGATGGTTGCAACCTCTGATAAAGATGCAAAAAATAAAGCTACATCTAAAGCAAGGAAAACAAGGAGTGGCAACCCGAATCCTAAGAATCAATTCACAAAACGGAACACTGCAGCAGTTAAGCATGGTTTCTTTAGTAAGTACATTCCTCAAGACACACTCGACATTATGGGCATGATGAATAAAGACGATCCTGCCGATTTACTTTGGGATCAGATACAAATACAATACGCTGCTATTGTCAGGTCTCAGAAGATTATGTTTGTTGAAAGCAAAGGTGAAATGATAAAAGAGTTAAAGAAAATAAAAGAGGTTTCATCTGATTTCAACGATACTAAAGAAAAAGAATGGGAGTTTCAATTTGCGTGGGAAAGGCAAGCTAGTTTCTTAAATGCTCAGAGTAGAGCTATATCAGAATTAAGAACATCCATAAGGCAATTCGTTGATATGACTCACGAAGATGACGAGCGAAAACTCAAACTTGAGTACATGCAAACAAACATAGATAAAGCTAAGGCAGAAGCTGAGCGCATTAAGCAAGAACAAGGACAAGTTGTTGAGGATATCGTCATTGTTGATGCTTGGAGTGATGACGATGATTAAAAACAAAGTTGTCTTTAATGTACAAAAGAATGTCAATCCTCATTTTAAAAGTGTGTGGCTCTCAAAAAAACCTTACAACATACTAAAAGGCGGTCGTAACTCGTTTAAATCATCAGTTATTGCTTTAAAGCTAGTGTTTATGATGATTTTGTATATTGTAAATGGCGATAAAGCTAATGTTGTTGTAATACGTAAAGTGGCTAGTACTATTAGAGACTCGGTCTTTAATAAAATACAGTGGGCCATTAATATGTTTGGACTGTCAGCGCAGTTTAAAGCAACAGTTGCACCATTTAAGATAACGCATAAACGGACTGGCTCAACATTTTATTTTTACGGCCTAGATCAGTTTGAGAAACTTAAATCAAACGACATAAATCACATTATTGCGGTATGGTACGAAGAAGCCGCGGAATTTAACGACAAGGAAGAGTTTGATCAAACGAACGTAACGTTTATGAGACAGAAACACGAAAAAGCACCGTTCGTGCAATTCTTTTGGTCTTATAACCCGCCTAGAAATCCTTATAGTTGGATAAATGAGTGGGCGGATGGTTTTGTTGGTGAAGATAGCTACTTAGTGCATGAATCAAGTTATAAAGATGATACGTTAGGTTTTATCACCGAACAGATGCTAGATGATATTAACCGAGTCAAGCGCAATGATTATGACTATTATCGATATCTATATCTGGGTGAATCGGTTGGACTTGGTACAAACGTCTACAATATGAATTTATTCAAGCCGTTAGACGAGATACCGACAGACGATCGTATTATTGGTCTTTATTATTCAACAGATGGCGGTCACTCAGTATCAGCTACAACACACGGCTTCTTTGGTTTAACAGCTAAAGGTAAAGTCATCTTATTAAATACTTATTACTATAGTCCAGAGGGTAGAGTCGAAAAGAAAGCTCCTAGCGACTTATCTAAAGACCTTAATACATTTATCACTCGAACAGCTAAACAACCGCATTGGCAAGGAGCACGCATCATCAATAGAACGATTGACAGCGCAGAAGCCGCGCTTAGAAATCAGTATTATAAAGATTATCGCCAGCATTTAAAACCTGTTAGCAAGAAGAAAAAAGTTGATATGATTGATTACGTCCATGACTTATTAGCGCAGGGGCGTTTTTATTATCTTAAAAATCCATATCCAATCGACATGAAACACTCTGATAGTAACGATATCTTTATCGAAGAACATAAAAAATATCAATGGGATGAGAAAACACTCAATTCTGATAATCCTCGTGTGGTTAAGGAATCAGATCATACCACGGATATGTTTCAGTATCTGTGCGTAGATAACACAAGGGATTTCAGACTGAAAATATGATATAATGTAGTTACGGACTAGCCCGACGGGGCGAAAGGGAAGCACCCACTTCCTTGTCCGTAATATTTGAATGGGAACAATCTGGGAGGTTGTTAATATGAAAAAAGTTGCTCTGGATTTAACGGGAAAGAAGTGTGGAAGACTGACCGTTATTCAAAGAGAAGGGTCGAACAAACACAAGCAAGCTATTTGGAGGTGCTTGTGTGAATGTGGGAATGAAACAATAGTAGTTGCTTCCAAGTTGAAAAGTGGATATACCCAAAGTTGCGGGTGCTTACAAAGAGAAAGAACATCAAAAGCGAGTAAAATACACGGTTTAAGTTCGAAAACATCAGAATATCATATATGGGCGGCTATGATGCAACGTTGTGAAAATACTAATAATGTTGATTATGAATATTACGGTGCACGAGGAATAAAAGTTTGTGAAAGATGGAAAACATTTGCGAACTTCATTGTTGATATGGGTAAAAAACCAAGTGAAAAACACACTCTCGAAAGAAAAGATAACAACAAGGGTTATAATAAAGGAAATTGCGTTTGGGAAAACAGGACCACACAAGCTAGAAACCAAAGATTAAGAAAAGATAATACCACTGGGATAAGGGGCGTACAGTGGGATAAAGATAGAAAAAAATATAGAGTATCCATTTCTCATAATAGGAAAAAATATATATAGGATTGTTTGAAAATAAAAACGAAGCTATTGAAGAAAGAAAACAGGCTGAAATAAAGTATTGGGGAAAGTCATCCTTGTAGGGTGGCTTTTTCTTATGACGAAAAGGGGGTGATGCAGTGGGTGTTATAGATAAGATTAAACGACTTTTCAAGAAAGGGGGCTATGCATTGACAGGACAAACGCTAAAAACATTAAACGATCACCCTAAAATCAATATCGAACCGAAAGAATTACAGCGTATTCAGCGTAATTTAAAGCAGTATGAAAACAACTATCCTCAAATTGAATATGTGAACACGGCTGGTCACGTTAAGAAACGCGATTATATGACGCTGAACTTGCGTAAATTGAGTGCTGATGTGCTATCCGGCTTAGTTTTTAACGAACAATGCGAGATTAATATCGGGGAAGATAAAAACAACCCGTTTCAATCAGCGCATGAATTTATCAAGCATGTATTTGAGCATAATAAGTTTAAAAAGAATCTATCCGATTACTTAGAGCCAACATTTGCTTTAGGCGGGTTAGGCGTCAGACCATATGTTGATACAGAAACAGGCGAAATAGAGTTTTCATGGGCGCTTGCTGATGCATTCTTTCCTTTGCGCTCTAATAGCAATGGTATCAGCGAGGGTGTTATGCAGTTTGTAACAACAAAGATTGAAAAAGGAAAACCAATCTATTACACACTTCTAGAGTTTCACGAGTGGGGCAAAGATGAAGAAGGTAATAGCGCTTATATCATCACGAATGAGTTATATAAATCAGACAAAGAGCAAGAGATAGGTAAACGCGTACCTTTAAACGACTTGGACATATACGAAGAGCTGGAAGAAACGTCAATCATGTCTGATCTAACAAGGCCACAGTTTAATTATCTTAAGCCGTCTGGTTTTAATAATCTCAGTCCTCGTTCGCCGCTCGGGTTAGCGATAACGGATAACGCTGTATCAACACTAAAAAAGATTAACGACACATACGATCAATTTTGGTGGGAAATTAAAATGGGGCAAAGAACGGTGTTTGTTGATGACGCTGTTTTAAGTACAGTGCCAGACGAAAGTGGTAGGCCACCTAAACAAATATTTGACCCGGATGTTAACGTCTTTAAATCAATGCGTATGGGTGATGATAAGAAAGCTATACAAGATGCAACAAGCGATATTAGAACAGAACAATATATATCAGCTATAAATCAATCGTTAAGAACGCTAGAAATGGAATTAAAGCTATCTGTTGGAACATTTAGTTTCGATGGTCGTAGCATGAAAACAGCGACTGAGATTGTCAGCGAGAATGATTTAACGTATAGAACACGCAATGAACATGTGTATGAAGTCGAGCAATTCATCAAAGGCCTAATCATCTCCACGTTAGAATTAGCTACAGCTTACAAACTGTATGATGGTGACATTCCATCATTTGAGGATATCGGCATCGATTTTGACGATGGTGTTTTTCAAAATAAAGACGCACTGCTATCATTTTACGGTAAAGCCAAATCATTCGGTCTTATACCAACAGCAGAAATCATTAAACGTGTCTTCAAAGTACCGGAAGAAGTTGCTACTCAGTGGTTAAAAGAGATTGAAAGAGAGAACGGCGCTGTAGACCCTACACAAATAAGTGAGAGGGCATCAAATGCATTATTTGGTGTAGAGGAGTGATTTAATTGGTCAAACCTAAAATTACTCCGTATCAACTCGATTTATGGTCCAGTAATATGAGTGAATTATACAATTCACTTGAGGGTGACATCATTAGAATCATCATTGATCGTTTAGACGGCGGGAGCAAAGATATTGCGCAGTGGCAAGCGCAAAAGTTATCGGAGTTACGATTGTTTAATAGCGAAGTTACTAAGTTACTTGCTGATGTAATAGATGTGGCTGAACCGGAAATAAGAAAAATGTTTGAGCAAACAGGAGTTGCGCTTGTTGAAGATATTGATCGTGCGATGCCTTATGATAAGTTACCAGCACCAAACAACCTAGACAACGTCATGCGTGGCTATTTTAATCAATCGTGGAGCGAGATAAACAATTATGTGAATCAAACACTCATCACGACCAACTACGGCGTAGGAACAGCTCAAAAAGCGTATACAGACGTGTTGAACAGAACGGTCGCATCTTTCAACACTGGTTTATATACATTAGAGCAGTCGGTTGAGCGTTCTGTTATTAAATTAGCGCAAGAAGGTATTAAATCGACATTAATTGACCAAGGCGGGCATACGTGGAGCCTAGAAAGGTATGTCAGAACCGTTTTAAAGTCAACGTTAGGCAATACGTATGACGCAGTCAGAAAAGAGCGTATGGCTGAGTATGGTGTGCATACTGTCGTTGTGACTAGCCATGCCGGCGCAAGAAAAGCATGTTCGGTTATTCAAGGTAACGTCGTTGATTTAAGAAATCCATCAGAGGTACCCTCTTTTAGTGAGTATCTTTCTATTTACGATTCTTATTGGAATGCTGATTACGGACTTCCTGGCGGTCATCGTGGTGTAAATTGTGCACATAATCATATACCGTTCATTCCAGGTGTTAGCACTAACAATCAGCCGGAATTCGACCAAGAATTGAACGCAAGAGTTGCCAAAGCTCAAGACACGCAACGTAGGATTGAGCGTGAGATCGTTAAGTATAAAAAGAATTTGATGGTAACTGAAAAAATAGGAAGCAAAAGCGCTGATTATTGGCGCTCTATGGTATCTAAGCGACAAAAAGCAATGAGAAACCATTTAGCTGAAAACGGAGAGTATTTGAGAAGAAACTATAAGCGTGAAAAGGTGTATACGCCACTTGAAACGATATTAAAAGACTTTTCTTATAATAATTCTTAGGAGGTGATTACTATTCTTACTGTATACATCCGATACGGAAGAAAGGAGTAGTGATCTAATCTATCTCGTTAGTAGCAGACGTTAGCTACTATTTTTTATGTCTTTTATTCGGCAAGACGTTAAAGAAACGAAAGAAAATACCCATTAGGGAGGAAATAAAAATGATGAACACAGATGAATTTAAAGCTAATCAGCAGCTTAAAAACGCTGAAGGACTATTACGTTTGAACTTGCAACACTTTTCTGATGACGGCACACCTCCAACAGACCCGACTGCAGAGAGTCAAGACGGAGACGGTGACGAAAATACTGGAAAAGGAGCGCCAAAGACATTTACGCAAGAAGACGTAAACAACATTGCATCTAAAGAAGCTAAGAAAGCACAAGAAAAGCTGTTTAAAGAACTTGGTATTGATGACTTTGAAAATGCGAAAGATGGCTTTAAAAAGTTCCAACAATGGCAAGACGAACAAAAAACAGAGCTTGAAAAGCAACAAGATCAGCTAAAGACTCTATCCACAGACAAAGATACACTTAGTAGCGAAAATCAAACATTAAAAGCGCAGTTGAGCGCATTAAAACAAGGCGTGAACAGTGAATTTGTTGAAGATGTTGTTGCTTTAGCTGAAAGACAAGTAAGTGATGACGTCTCTATTGACGATGCGATTAAGCAGGTCGTCGAGAAGTATCCACATTTCTCTAATGCACAAGAAGAAACACAGAAGAAACCGACGATTGTAGCAGGTGGAAATCCTACAGGAAGTAAAACGGGGGATAACGATCCCTTTGCGGCTAAACTAGCCAAATACAAATAGAAAGAAGGAAAAATAATGAGCAATTTATTAAAGTTAGACATTCAGTTTTTCTCAACGGCAAACAACAATCAATCAGCACGTAACTATGAATTACAGTTCAAAGAGCTACTACAAGCAGTATTTCAAAAGCAAGCCTTTTTCCGCGATTTCTTTGGTGGGCAAATCGAAGCGCTTGATGGCGTGCAACACAACGAAACGGCTTTTCACGTCAAAACATCAGACATTCCTGTCGTGGTCGGAACGTACGACAAAGGCGCAAATACTGCTTTCGGAACAGGTACTGGGAATAGTACGCGTTTTGGTCCTCGTACGGAAATCGTTTATACAAATACACCAGTTCCGTATACGTGGGAATGGAGCTACCATGAAGGTATTGACCGTCACACAGTAAACAATGATTTTAACGCGGCGGTAGCTGACCGATTAGATTTACAAGCACAAGCTAAAATCGCTAAATTCAACGCATCACATTCAGCGTTTATTTCTTCTTCAGCCGGAGAAACAAAAGTTTTAGCTGATTACTCAAACGATGCAGTGTTAAAACTATTCAACGATTTAGCTAAATATTACATCAACATTCAAGCGGTCGGTGTGAAGGTAGCTAATGTTAACACTGACTTGTACAATGCTATTGTTGATCATCCACTTATGACAACAGCTAAGAACTCAAGCGCTAACATTGATACAAATAGCGTGATTCGCTTTAAAGACTTTATTATCAACGAGACACCGGATGCGATGTTCCAATCTGGTGAAGTCGCATACACGTATATTCAAGGTGTAGGTAAAGCGTTCACCGGTATCAACACAGCACGCACAATCGAATCAGAAGACTTTGATGGCGTTGCGCTTCAAGGTGCTGGTAAAGCTGGTGAGTTCATTCTTGATGACAACAAAAAAGCCGTTGCTAAGGTAACGCTAACACCGACACCGGCGGGATAATAGGAGGTATTAATAATGGCTAAATTCAAATGTCCAACAACGTTTAAAGGTATCAAAGAGGATAAAGTTTTCGAGAAAGATGTACCGTTCGAAATGACAATCAAGCGAGCTGATGAAATTAAGGCTAATGTCAAAAAGAAATACAACATTGAGCTTGAGTTTGAGCGTCTGGATGTAGATGAGCAAGCGGAAGAAGAGGAACAAGAAGAAATTGAAGAGGAAGGCGAATAAGCCCTCCTCTTTTTTAGGAGGGATAACATGTCTTATCTCACGTTTACCGAATTCAAAGAACTGTCAAAATCGGAGATAGACGAGCCGACTTTTGATCGTTTAATCACAAAAGCTAGTGCTATTTTAAGCAATATCACTAGCTACTTTTATGTAAAAAACGACATTGAACAAGACAACGAATGGCGAGTAAACCAATTTAAACAGGCGTTATGCGCTCAAATAGAGTTTTTTGACGAAGTGGGCGCTACATCATTCGAAGGTATCAACAACAGCCCACAAACATTTCAAGCAGGTCGAACGAGTGTATCTAATACCAGTCGATTTAACGCAAGTGGAGAGAATGAGAGTAAGTCTCTTGTTGCTGAGGATGTTTATATCTATCTTGAGGGAACCGGGCTTTTGTATGCCGAGGTGTCGCTATGGTAATGCCAAAGCCACCAGAAGAATTTTGTATTGATACATTTGAGTACAGTGATTATCAAGGTTTGAACAGTTGGTCTGAACCACAGTTTGCAGAGCCAATCCTTATCGAACATTGTCGCATTGATCGCGGAGCTGAATACTCGTCGTCAAGTTCCGGTAAAGTGTTGTTATATAACGCTGTTATCTTTTGCTATGAAGGCATTACAAGTCCGTTGCCAGTATTTAAACCACAATCTATGATTAAGTTTGATGACAAAGAGCATATCGTCACGAAAGTTATACCTATCTACGAAGCATATAAGAAGGCTGTCTATTCGTATGAAATAGAGGTGGTCTAATGGTCAAGATAGATATTGATTTAAGCGGCGCATATAAAAAGCTCAATAGTCAGAGTGTTAATCGAGGACGTTATGCGGTGGCCAACCAAGCGTTAGCAGATATGAATCAATTTGTCCCTAAGGACGAAGGCACATTAAGAACCGCGACATCTATTGATCTTGACGGTTCTAACATAAATTATAATATGCCTTATGCCGCGAGAATGTTTTATATGCCGATGTATAACTACACAACGCCAGGAACAGGCCCAAGATGGGATGTTAAAGCTAAGCGAATGTTTATGAGTGACTGGGTTAATGCATTTAAGAAAGGAGCCGGTTGGTAATGGATTTTATCGAAAGACTAACAGAACGAGTGAACGACATACCCGGATTGCCAGTTGATTGTAGAATGGGCTATCTAGGCGTTGATGAATCGTTTGTTGCTTATCCGTTGCCAGGCTCAATGACAGTCACTGAGTACATGGACGGCACCAAAGACCAACGTTTAAACTTTGAGTTTGCAATGAAATCAAAATCGCAGAGCAAGATACACTCAACTTTATGGCTTGTTCAAAATGTTCTAGATGATTTAAAAACGCTAGAAAGTCAAGATGATAGTTTTGAATTTGATCAATTAATAATCACAAATAAGCCTTTCATCAATAACGCTGATGATCAAGGCTTTTTCACATTTTTATTAGACGTACAAGCTAATATAACTATTTTAAGAGGAGATGAATAATTTATGGCTAGAAATAAAAACGCATTGCGTATCCATGAGATTCAACCGTATGTAGCAGGAGCTGAGCCGACAGCGGAGGGATGGTTAACACTCGCGCACCGCATATCAAATATTGGTGTAGAACCAAACGAAGAAACAGAAACAGAAGCATTCTATGACGGCGATGGAACACCGGAAGAAACAGTAACATCAGTTGCTAGAGCATACACGCCGGAAGGTCAATTCGATCCAGAAGACCCGGCACAAGCATTGATTGAGGGACTACAAAATGAGGTTGGAGACAAACGTAAGATTTGGCACCGTGTAACGCGTTCAGATGGCAATAAGCAGTGGACCGGTCGAGCAACTGTTCTAGGTATCATTGCAGGAGCCGGTGAAGCGAGTGCCTATGAAGAGTTCTCATGTACGATTCGTTATGATTCAAAACCAGAAGAAACAGATTTAACTGTTCCGGCAGTTTAAAAGAGGGGTTTATACCTCTCTTTTTTATTTTATTTAGAGGAGTGAGACAATGACGGAAATCAAAATTGACATACAGCGGACGGGATTCCCTGTCAAAATCGGCACAATCGAATTATGGTTCGATAGCTCATTAGAAAACTTACGTAATTTCATCAACGTTGAAAAAATAGCAGAAAAAAAACTAGAAGAAGCGAAAGAGAAAGCAAAACATATTCACTTTCCTGCTGAAATAACGCAAGATAATTTCCGCGAGGTGAACGAGAAAGATATTGACGACGCACTAAACTTAAATAATGAGTTTGTCGCAGCGCAATACGACATTATTTTTGGTGATGGCACATTCAAAAAAGTTTACAAGAAATACCCCGACATCATCGCTTTAGAAAAGGCGCTTGATCCTGTCGGCGTAGCAATAGCGAAACGTATTGAAGAAATGGAATTCGAAAGAACAAAAGAAGTCGAAAACACCAAAAAAGAATACTTAAGTAAAAAAGCAAGCAAAAAGTAGGTGATTAGATGCGTTTGAATGATGCACTAGTCACTTCTTTCATTTATATGGATAAAGAATACGAGATAGACCTTGCGTTTGATAACGTGCTTGATGTATTTGACGTGACAGAAGATAAAGCGCTCAGAGACTACGAAAAAGCCGAAATATGCCTATCTCTGTTGATTAACGAAGATATTAAAGGATTGTTTGCTATCGAGCTTTGGAATTATGTCTACGAGAACTTTATCGAGTTCAAAGGCAAACAAGTGATCGAAGTTGATTTAAACGGAAATCCAATGCCTAGGCAAGAAGATGATGAAGAACAGCAAAACTACTCTGACCTGTCTCAAGATGCAGGATACATCTATGCATCGTTTAAACAAGCCTACAACATCGATTTATTCGAAGAACAAGGGAAAATGCACTGGCATACGTTTAAATCACTCTTACATGGTTTACCTAGCGATACGATTATGCAACGCGTGATTGGTATTAGAGCGTGGAAACCACAAAAAGGCGAGCCGGCAGAGTATAAAAAAGAAATGGAAAAGTTGCAACGATTTTACGCGTTAGAGGAGGTGGAATAATTGTCAGATGGTTCGATTAAAATTGCGATTGAAGTTGATGGAAAACAAGTCGAAGTTGCATCAAAAAGCTTACGTAATTTAGAAAGCGCTGGACACGGAGCGGGAGATGGTACGAAAGAAGCTGAAAAAGGCGCTAAGGGTGTTGGTAAAGAATCAAGTAAAGCAAGTAGTAACGTCAAAGACTTTGCAATTTCTTTAGGTCTGGTAAAAATAGCATCGGTAGCTTTTAACACGTTAAGAAAAAGCTTAGATTCGGCTATATCGCGTTTTGATACGTTGAATCAGTTTCCAAAAGTATTACAAGCGCTAGGTGTATCAGCAGAGGACGCAGATAAAGCCATGAACGATCTATCTGATGGCATTGACGGGTTGCCAACAAAACTAGATGATATCGCATCAACAGCACAACGTATGTACACCTCTTTTAATGACATGGACAAGGCGACCGAATCAGCCATCGCTTTAAATAATGCGATGTTAGGTTCCGGATCAAGTGCAGAAGATGCGCAACGCGGAACAGAACAATACATTCAAGTTCTCCAAAAAGGGAAGTTTGAGATGGAGGAATGGAAAACTTTACAGGAAACTATGGATGTAGGGCTTGTGAAGATTGCTGAATCATTTGGATATACTGGACGAAGTGCTAAAAACGACTTATACAACGCTTTAAAAGAAGGGTTCATAACGATGGACCAATTTAATGAAAAACTCATCGAAGTTGGTACCGGAACAGGAGCCATGGCGGAATTAGCTAAAGTAAATAGCTTAGGTTTAGCAACGTCAATGAAAAATTTAGGGACAGCAGTTGCTAGAAACGTCACTAATATCATTAAAAAGTTTGATGATATGTCAAAAGAAGTGACTGGTAAAAACATTGCCGAAAATATTGACGGATTGAAAGATGTCGTTAACGCGGCGTTTGAAGCTATAGGAAAAGCTATTGAGTCTGCTACACCATTTGTCAAAGGGTTCGCAAGCGTAATCAAAGACTTAATGCCAGTTGTAAGCGCGCTTACTCCTCTAATTATTGGTTTAATGGCGGCTTATGCAACTTATCAAGTGATCGAAAAAGCGCGTTTAGCCATTGCGGCGCATAGCGCTATTTTAGTCACTGCGGATTTGGCAAGTAAGATGTTAACAATTACGACTAAAACATTAACAACTGCGCAAATAGCACAAACAGGCGCAGTTAAACTCAGTACTTTAGCTGTTGGCGTTATGACAGGCGCCCTTTCTTTATCAGCGGCCGCATCAGCGATAATGACAACTGCGTCTTATGCTTTAGGTGCTGCGATTCAGTTCTTGTTAGGTCCTATCGGATGGGTTATTGCAGGTGTAGGTTTGTTGGTCACTGCAACGATCGCAATCGTCAAGTGGTTCAAACGAACAAGCGCAGAAGCAGAAAGATTAAACGAAGAGACAGAAACGCTAGGTGAATCAACAGATGCATTAAAGGAATCTGTTGATAGTACGTCTGACGCTTATGCGCAAAATCAACGTGATATTAAGTCTACATCACGCGCTAATGAAGAATTAGGACGTAAAATTGATGAATTATCGAGAAAAGAGAACAAGTCAGCGTCAGAAAAAGCGCTGTTACGTTCGTACATCGAAGAATTAAATGGGTCTGTAGACGGATTGAATCTATCATATAACGAAGAAGCAGACGCACTTAATATGTCATCTGAGCAGATGCAAGCAAGATTAGAGTTGATGAAAGAGCAAGAGACAGCTCAAGAAGCACAAAAGAGATTGACGGAAATACTAAAAGAACAACATGATGTTGAACAACAACTAGCTGAAACGAATGAGTTACGACAGGAGTGGAACGAAAAACTTGACGAAGGTTCCGTCAAATCAAAAGAACATAAGAAAGCCATCGAAGAATTAGACGCGCAAGAAAAGGTATTGAAAGATACAAATGTACAGTTAGCTGAACAATATCAAGTTACTGAGGAACAAATGACGGCATCAATGGAAGCTGTTACAGAGATGACCGAGAGCGGTGTAGCTAGTCAGATATTATCGTTTGAAGATTTGTCGGAAGCTCAACAAGAGACAATTGAGAATATGAAAGTAAAGTGGCAGGAGTATAAAGACGCTGCATCGGACATGTTTGATACACTGTCCGATGAAATAACAATAACGGCTGAAGAAATGCGAACTAACTTAGAAGAAAATCAAAGAATTATTGGTGAATGGGCTGACAATATCGCGACATTAGCTGAACGTGGTGTAGATCAAGGACTACTTGACACTTTACGTGAAGCAGGTCCAGAAACCGCAGGAGAAGTTAAAGCTTTGGTAAACGCTTCTGACGAAGAACTAGAAAAGTTAAGCACTGTTTTTGCTGAAGGCGGTCAAGTCGCTACGGACGCGTTAAGCAAATCTTTGGGTGTTGACATAACAGCGGTAGAAAGTTTGGTTGCAGATACAGAACAATCTTTGAGAGAACAAGTTGAAGCTGCTGATTTTACTGGTGTTGGTCAAGACGTCGCAAGTGGACTCGCTAAAGGTATTGAAACAGGTTCAGTTGATGCGGAAAAGGCATCTAAAGATATGGCAGACGATACAGCTAACGCAAGCAAAGAAGCGCTAGACATCAACAGTCCATCCGGAGTATTTAAAGACATAGGTGAAAACAGCGCGGAAGGACTTACGTTAGGTATTAGTAATGGTATTCCCAAAGTCGTAAAATCAGCTAAAAAAATGGCTGAGGACTTACTGAAACCTTACGATAAAACGCAAGCTGATTTTAAGTCAATCGGAATTAATGCGATGAATGGTTTAAATGCGGGTCTTAACGCAGGGAGAAACAGAGTGATGAGAACTGCAAGGAGTATCGCCAATCAAGTAGCTAGCACGATGAAAAGCGCTTTAAGGATTCATTCTCCATCGAGACTAATGCGGGATGATGTCGGTATCGAAATACCTGCAGGAATTGCTGTCGGTATCAAAGATAACGCTAAAACGATTTTTAGTGAGCTTGATAAGCTTACAAGTGGGATTGCAAACTTTGGTACACCGGAATTAGCTTTAGATGTTCGTGGTATGGCTCAATCTGGCACAAGTATAACCAAAGTGTCGAACAGGACTACCTCAGAAAACAATTACAATACAGCTAATATGGCCGAGATGTTTAAAGGTGCTGTTTTTAATGTGCGAAACGATAATGATATCTCGAAAATCGCGAAAGAACTTAATGATTATATCAAAACAGGCGGAAGGAAGTATGGGGTGATAATGCCATGATAACAATTGATGACAAATATAGGCTTGAGGACTTTGGTTTTAATGCTTATCTAAATCACGATCACGAAGCCACGCCTAAGATAATCAGAAAAACATTAGAAATACCCGGAATGCCAGGCGCCTGGAACTTCGGTTCTGAAATCGGACAGCGAGATTTTCAAATTCCTTTGAGAGTGGCTGATGGCGATCCGATAAATCTTCAACAAAAACAAAATAAGTTAATCGCTCTATTATTTGATGAATTCGGCAAACCCAGACCGTTCAAATTAACTTTCGATTATGAACCAGATAAATGCTATACAGTTGAGTTATCTGGCTATATTGCGCCGAATAATGCTGTGAGTTTTTTAAGGAGATTTGGTTTATATTTAACTGCTAGCGATCCGTTTAAATACTCAAATGTTTATGCTGACGAAGTCACCTGGGGAAGTGAAACGATTACCTTTGAATATCATTATTTACTTGGCCACGAATCAACAGGAGGATCGGTAAATATAACTGGTCCACAAACATTAAATATCAGCGTAGAAGGGTTAGCGGTACAACCAATTATCGAGATTGACGGAACGGCAAATAGCCTAACATTGAGTGCAAACGGGCACTCTTTTTCTTTGCCTAACTTTAACAATGAATCATGGTCTGTTGATTTTGAAAAGTTTTTAGTCATTAGAAACGGAAATGAAACAATGTTAGAAATCAATAATTTTTATTTAATGCCAGGCGATAATGATGTTGTAGTCTCCGGCACCAATATTGACATTGATCTAAGAATTAAATTCCGAGATAAGTTTATTTAAGGGGTGATGTAATGACTGAATTAATTAATAGAGATGATAGTCTCAATCAGGGTAGAGTAAAGTTAAATGAGGGTATAAAAGCAAGTGAACGAGCAGAAAACAAGTCGGATGAAGCTTTAGGTAAAGCTAATCAATCTTTATCACAATCAACAAGTACTCAAGAACAACTTAATCAAGTAGTGATCAACGGAGATTCATCAGTTGAAGCAGCACAAGCGCGGGTCGATGCAGAAGGTCAAACTTATCAGACTTTAAAGGAAAGATTAGATGCAAAAGAGACACAGACTACCGCACAGTTGGCACAAAAGGCGAATCAAACAGCCTTAGAAGTTGAGAAGGCACGAATAAACAACTTAACTGCTAACGCTGGTGACGTAACCAACAATGCTGAACTCTTGGATATACGAGTAGGTTATGACGGTATCACGTATACCACGGCAGGCGAAGCAGTAAGACAAACGATTGGCGCTTACATGACATTAGAAAACGAAAGTTGGGTGGTTTAAATGGCTGATAAAATGATGAGAATTGCAGGTCGTGACGCAAACGGTCTTGCTAAAGCGGTTAAAACGGATAATAATGGCAATCTCGGCGTAAGTTTGAAGGGGATTTTTGCATCACTTCACGCCGGGGCTGTTGCTACAGGCGGCGGCAACATTCTCGATGTTTCGGGTATGGCATCGGGTACGTTGCGGGTAACAGGAACATTCGCTGCGACAATGATTTTGCAAGGGCGAATGGAAGCGACTCACACATGGTCGGATTTATCAGTTTTGAACGCCTCCACCAATAAAACAGCAGCAACAGTTACCGCGAGTGGCTTATATCAATTTGATTGTCAAGGGATGAATGAAATTCGATTGGCAATTGCCCAGTACACTTCGGGTAGCATAACTGCGGAAGCAAGTGTAAAACCGTTCGGCTTTTCTTCTTTGACAACTACGATTGCGAATGAAAAACTTCCTATTGAAGTAACTGGGAGTAAAACAGCGAGAGCACACACCAACACAACAACCCCGGGTGAAGGTTATGATCGTAGGAACTTTTACTGCGTTTATGAAGATGCAAGGAAGAATTGGCACTTCGGCTTTCACAGACATTCCAGTCATTAAAATCAGCACTGGAGAAGTGGTTACCGGATTTATTACTACGCCCGGCGCATACGCCTTTAGTTGCCAAGGATTCACAGCGGTAAGGTTAGGTATTAATGCGATTTCATCTGGTTCAGTTACGGCTGATTTCTTGCTAGAGCCATATGCAACGCAACCAATCACGAAAGAACCTGTTATCACACAAC